TCGCCGCACAGCGCTGCTACCTTCGTGCTTGGCGTGAAAGCGCCCTGGGCCTTGCGCGCCATCGTGCGGGTGATGCCATTGCAGATAGGGCGAATCGTGTTTGCGGTGCCGGCAGACAGATTGAAGGCAACCTCGGTGGCTTGGGTGACGCCGAATTCGTCAAACCAGTTGTACAAGACGCTACCGTCTTTCGGGTCCAGAACCATGCCCTGCACGGCGGCCAGGCGCAGATACTCTTTCGTGTATTCGACGCTCGACAGCAAACCAGTCGGACCGGACATGCGGCGAGCGACTTCGGCTTCGATTTGCATCAGCACCGACTCTTGGCCGAATTCACGGATCGATTGCAGCTCGTCCGCATAGATCGTGTCGTCGTGCATCAGGCGAGGCACGTCGAAGTAGCGCATCTTCCGTTTTTCAGTCGAGCGCTGAGTGCCTTCGCCGCCGCGCTGCGAGAATGGGATCAGCGACAGAACGCCATTACGCTCTTCGACTGCGAGGGCCTTAGTGCGGATCGGATTCGGATCGAAAATGTTCAAGTTCCCCAGGCCGGTAGGCTGGAAGGGGTTGCGCTGTACGGCGTCGGTCAGCGCGATGGCGGAGAACGGGTCGCTGTGGAAAATATCGAGAATGTCGGCCATATAAATCCTTGTAGGAATAAAAAAGGCCGCTCGAAAGCGGCCGTTTTGGCATAAAAAAAGCACCCGTAGGTGCTGTTGTCTTTTGTGGTGCGGTTAGCGCAGGATGATGCCGAGAGCCTTGAGCTGTGCGGTTCCGGTTACGATCTGGGCGGCGGTTACGCCCGATGGCCAGATCAACTCCGACGCATTGACTTCGGCCATGCGCGTGACGGCAACAGCGCCCTTGTCGGCCAATGTCGTATCGCGAGCACCGAACAGGATGCCAGCCGCAATTGCGGTGCCGTTCGCAGCAGCGAGCGTCAGCGGGGCGAATTTCCCGGCGCCGACCGCAACCGTTACCGAGAAACTATCGCCGGCCACGAATGCCGTACCGCCGGCTGTAATCGTGAAGCCGAGACCTCCGGCAGAAAATGCCACGGCAGTCGTGCCGTGACCGACCTCGACACCACCAGGATCCGCAACGACAAAATGGGTTGCGTCGTCGAATTCGACGGTATAGGCGCCGGCTTGTGCCGGAGCAGAAACAGTGATTGCGCCAAACGTGCCAGTACCCGTATTGGTACCGAGCGCAGCGGCGGCCGCAGTCGTGCCGACGGTTTGCTGGCCGAGCACAGTACCGGCCAAGACAGTCACGCCACCGGTCAAGGTAACGGTATCGCGCGAGAGATGGCCGTTGGCCTCGCTGACGAGGAAGCCGCCATCATGCCAATTCTCAGCCAAGGGGGTTACAGTAGGAGAGCCCATGATTTACATCCTTTTTTTGATTGATGGTTGACCGAAATTACCGGCGCGGTGCGACTTTGGCGAAAGCCTTGTCCCAGGCGCTGCTGATAGCCTGGCGGGAGTTCTGCTGCAGTGCTCCGCCGGATCCGATGCTTGGGTTGCGCGCCGAACGGTCCGGATAGCCGCCAGAGGTTGCCGGCGAGTTTTCCAGAACAACGAGTGCTTCCTTGCGACCCATGCTGGTGTTGAATGCCAGGTTGGCGGCTAGCGCAGGGTTCTTGCCGGCGGCTTTCGAGCCGAAAATTGCGGCGCAGCGGGCCCGTTCACGACGCCGAGCGGACGCAGCGGCGCTCTTGCCGCGCATTTCTTCGTCGGAATCGTCGTCTTTCGCATCGTCGTCAGCGTCGTCGGCCTTGGCCTTCTTGGATTTCTTTTCGTCGGCATCATCGTCTTCGTCGCCGTCGAGATCGTCATCTTCGGCGTCCGGTTCATCCTTATCGTCCTCGGCCTTTTTGGCCTTCTTGCCTTTTTTGACGTCGCCATCCTCGCGATCTTGATCGTTTTGATCTTCATCTTCGGAGCGTGCTTTTTGATCGTCATCCGTTTCATCTTCGGAGCGCGCTTTTGCAAAACCAGTGAGATGGGCAAACGACAAGGCGCTCGCCACTTTTTTACGTAGTGTCATGTGGATTCTTTCTTTGGGAAGTGACTACTGGCCCAGCTCAGAAAGCAGGGATCGAAAAGCCTCGTCAGGTGCCATCACGGCATCGGCAAAGCCAATTTTGACGCCGGCGGCGCCAAGAAACGTGCCGGCTTCGGTATTGCGAACCGCCGATGCCGACATACCGCGATTACGCGCCACAGTTTCAACAAACAATTCACCCATCGCGTCGATGTCGGACTGGTAGTGGTCGAGGGCTTCTTTGGATAAAGGGATTTCGCTATGGCCGTCGGCCTTGCGCGCGCCGTAATGGATCATCGTGACCGCAATGCCGGATGCGGTCAGCGCCTTGGAAAAATCGACATGCATGCAAATCACGCCAACGCTGCCCGTGCCGCCAGTACGCGGAACATAAATCTTGTCGCACGCGCTGGCTACAGCGTAGGCAGCCGAATATGCTGACTCACTCAAGATGGCATGAATCGGCTTATCGCCGCGCGATCTGTAAATGGCGTCGACCAGGTCGAAGCAGCCAGCGACCTCGCCGCCAGGGCTATCGATATCGAGCGCGATAGCGCGTACGGCATCATCGTTGAGAGCCATGCTGAGATTGGCGCGAATCCCGTCATAACCCGTCATGCCAGAATATGGGCGCAAAGTTCCGAGTTTCTGGACCAGCGTTCCCTGCACCGGGATAATCGCCACGCCGCCGGCAACCTCGTAGCCACGCGGCGTTGAGTCTTTCGCGCCTCCGAACTCATCGCCGGCGCCGATGCTGGAGCACGACCCACCATCGGCAAGATTGACCATCTGACCATCGGCACGGAACAACTTCGCAATTCCGAAGCGATCAGCCAGCGCCGCCATGACGATCTCGGCCTTTCCTGGCGTGATGGCCAGCGGCGTGTTGAACATACGCTGCGCTAAAAATGGAAGATTTTTCATTCTGGCTTGGCCGTTTCCTCTGGTGTGGAAGCATCTGTCGCGTCGTTTCCGTACCAGTTCGGCGGCGGCAACCCTTTTTCTTTGAACATTTCGACCTCTCTGGCGCGCTGCTCGATAACCTCTTCGTAGTCGAGCCCCTGCTCAGCGCACTCGCGCTGCAGTGTCGACAGTCCGGCATCCATGCCGAGGATTGCGCCCTGCTTTTCTTTAACTGGATCGACCCAGCCACGGGCAACGCCCAGCCATTCACACTTCGAATAGGCAGTGCGCATTTCAAGAAAATCAGGGGCATTGCGGGGCAACGGAAGCTCGCCAAGATCCATCATTTCGTGCAGCAGGCAGCTGTACATCGGCGTAGCGGTACCGACTTTGAATTCATGCGTGCGGCGCGTCAGCGTCTTCCAACTTTCAAGCAAAGCTGCCCGGGCGCTCGAGTAGTTGGTTTTGCTCCAATCTTGCGTGACCTGTTCGGCGGAAATGCCGGCGCACGCCGCGAATGTGCGTAGCATTTCGTGAGCGAACTCGCCAAAACCGCTATGCGGGTGGGCGGCGGCGACCGAGTTGATTTCCTCGCCGGGCGCCAGTGTCGGAACGCGCACACCGCTAAGCATGGCCGGGCGCTCCTTGCTCCAGTCGGAGCGAAGTGCCTGATAGGCGTTTAGCCTTCCGACTTCATCATCATCGCCATCCAATGCGTCCTGTACCAGCGCCGGATCGTACGGACTGGTAACGTACGTGCCGAATGTGGCCGCAACGGTCGCGGCTTGCAATTCGACGCCGTAATATCTTGCCAACATCTTGAAGCGCGCCAAAACAGGGGTGAACACGCCGACGCCGCGGTGCTGGCCAGCCCGATCACGCTCAAAGTCATGGATAACGCGCAAAAAACCATCGTCATCCTCGCGTAGAACGCGCTCCCAGTTATTCGATTCAACTGCGTTATACCAATCGTTTTGCTCCGCCTGGCGAACGTGATAAGCAATCGATACGCCGTTATCGTCGATTTCTACCCCGCCGCGCATTTCACGAGAATCCATGATCTGATATGGATTCGACAGTCGATCAGGATCGACCACCAGGAAAGATGTCGCATACCTCGCCCGGCCATAGCCGACACGCTCAGGCATCCAATAGACCATCATCAGCGAATCGCCATCGACGAGCTTATGTCGGAAAGCGAGGCGGATTTGCTGCGAAATCGTCATTTGCCGCGACACGTCGTTATAGCGCCCGACGTCCTCCGAATATCCCCTCCACCGGGCCTCGGCGGCGCGGCGGAATTCTACGGCCCATACCGCATCGAATGCTTTATTGCCGCTCAACGCGGCCAGCGCGCGATAGTCGGGTGTGGCAAATAGCTTGAAATTGGCGCCGACCGTATTATCCAGAATACGCGTGATGCCGCCGGCTGCCCAGCCATCATTGCGGACCAGGTCGCGCGAGCGCGCCACCATGCGGTCGCGGAACTGGTTAATTTCCGCATCCGGCGAGCGGATGGCCGGCAGCCAGTCACCCATCTCCTGCGTCTGCCAGTTCGAGGCATCATAAGGAAAGACGCTGGGCGACGATCCGTTCAACGACGCCGATGCACGGCGGTTCGCTGGCGCGGCATTCATGGGGCGCCCGTTGGAGTCGACAATCAGCCCCATCAGAACATCACCCGCATCGGCCCGCGGCGTCCAGGCCGGCCGACTCCAAGAAATGCCTGCAGCTCAGCAATGCGCGCTTTGAGCATTAGCCGGTCGGCGGCCGTATAAGTCACGGCGCGCGAACCGTCGCCCTGCGAATACGATGCGGTCGCCAACTTAGCGCCAATAGCCAACTCCTGGTCGGCGGTGACGGCGGCGACAAGCCACTGCTGCACTGTCGCCAGCGGCACGACGGACAGCGGGCTATTGAGCGGATCGTAATTGGACATGGCGTTACTTCTTTGCTGCCGACAGGTGCAAAAGTTCGGTCGGCGTCAATTTCTCGATGTTCTCGATCAGCTGAGCGCGGACCTTGTCGGCGACGATTTTTTCCAAAGCGTCGAACGGAACCTTGATTGCCGCCGCGCCGCGCAAAATTTCAACTTCGCCCGAATAATTGTGTTTGTGCTCGAACACTACTGCGCCCACTTTTGTTTGTGCCATGACAATCCTTTATGCCAGCCGTGAAGCCAGCGATCTTTTCTTGGGGTTTTGTGGCTCGGACGGGGCGCTGACGCTTTCCGGCGCATCAAATTTCAAACTCGGCGCATCAGATAGCGGTTGCGGCAATGGTTCGCTGATCGTCCGCGCGAGCTCATCGGCGCGCTTATTCAACTTCAGTCCCAGGTGAAGCAATCCACACAGCGCGGCGTAGGCGTACACCCGGCAATCGAGCGCTTCGTTGGCCCGGCCTGGTGGAAGCTCCCATACTCGATAGTGCTGACCGCCCGACGTCTTGCGCACTGATCGCTCCGACGTCAGCTGTGCGAAGTAATTCACGTCGCGATCAGCCGGAAAATGCATGTAGCCCGGGCCGGCCTGCTCGATATGCAGGCGCGATCGAATGGAATCCTTGGCCGCGTTGACGCCGAGAATCACCGGACGGAAGCTCGACTTGTTCCGGCTGCTTGGCTTTTTTGTTGGCCATACAGGCGACCGCTTGCCGCCGATTGCCGACTCGCCTTTGATTGCCCATATGCGCCGGCCCAGGCGCGCCTTGCAAAACTCATAGACCTTTTGCGTGTGGTGCCCGCCAGAGTCGATACAAACAGCCATCGCCTCAAAACCACGGCCATCGGCCCGGTACCAGATCCGCTTGAGGTGTGCATCGAGCCGCGCCCACGGGTCAGGCGTCTCCATATCACCCTCGATGACGTCAAACGAGATCGACCAACTTTCCTCGTTGCGCCCCCACCCGGTCACCTCAATCTCGAAACGGCCATCCTGCGTGTCGACCCCGACGGTGATCACGGCGACGCCATCATGCACCTCGGCCGGCCACACCTCGCAGCGCGCCGCCAGCCGGGCTTCATTCATGGCTTTTTCGCCGCGGTCCTCGTAGCATTCACCCAGCACCAAATTGATGAATGTCTGGCGGGCCAGCGGATCGTCCTTGACCCGGAGCCATTCGGCGACCAGGTTGGCCCACGCCGCATTGGGGAACAGGCTGTAGCCGGCCCAAATATGAAATCCTGCGTGTCCATTGAACGGCTTCGATGCGCGCCATTCGCCGGCGGCCACCATGTCAGGCTTGTCGATATCGTGAATCACGCAACCGTTTTCACGGCACACGTAATACACGGTGTCTGGCAGGCCATTGCCGGCGTCGTCCTTATCCCACTTGAAGCCATGCGGCGTATCCGGGCCGCCCCACTCAAGGGGTTGGAATTCGCCACAATGAGGGCATGGCACGAAATACCGGCGCTGGTCGCTCTCGTCCCAACTCCGATCGATACGGCTTGAGACCTTCACGGTCGGCGTGCTCCCAACAACAATTTTGCGATTCCAGAATGTTTCAGCCCGCTTGGTGCCCAGGGCGATCTGGTCGCCCTCGGTGCCAGCGCCGCCGGATGGGTAGCCGTCGACCTCATCGAACAAGACCACGCGCGCCGTAATGCGCCGGAAGCCGCCCGGCGAGTTCGCGCCGACGAATGTCAGGCTCGAACCGTTCAGGAACGTTTTTTTCAGGATCGTCTGATTTGAGTCCTTTGCCTTCACATCGCCGGCCAGCGCCGCCAGAACAGGGGTATCGCGCACCATCGGCGATATCTCGGTCTTGCTGTAATCCTCGGCATCCTCGACGCGGGGCTGCACCATCAGGATCGGGCTAGGGTCCTGGTGCATGTAATAGCCGACCACATGATCCAGAATCTTTGTGTAGCCGACCCGGGCCGACTTCTTGACTGTCACGAAGGTGACCGACGGATCCGTGATCGCATCCATGATGCCGATCTGGTAAGCGAAGGCGCGGAAGCGGCCAGTCTGCGCGGACGTCTCTTTCGACAGCACCGCGTAGCGCTCTGCCCACTCGCTCAGGGACAACTTTGGCGGAGGCTGGATATTCTTTAGCCTGGCGATGCGCAGATCATGATTGAGTGCGGCCAGGCCTCCTGCATATCTGTTAGCTGCCTCCATCGCGGGTCAATTCCTCAAGTGCCTCGGTAATCAATTCCTGTAGGGCGTCTTGCACCTCGGTGACCGTTTTCAGCCTGTTGATGCGCGGCGCCTGTTCGGCGGGGATCGAAAGCAGCCGCGTGCGGACCTTCGCGTATTCCTCGCCGACGGCCTTGGCGACGTCAGCGACCAGGACGACGAGGCCGGATTTCTGGTCGTACTCAAGCTGGTTCAGCAGAGCCAGATAGTTTTCTTTCATCTGCCGTGCTTCGTCGGTAGACAACTCCATACCGGTAGCGATCAAGATGCGCTCAGCGGCGCTCGATGCGGATTCGCCGGACCGGATTGACGGCGTTTCGTCAGTCGTCAGTTGCCTGACGTTTTCGTCAGTTAAATCGTCAGTTTCGTCAGTCTCAATTGCGCCCGGCGCGCCGCCAATTCGCAGCCGCTTCAAGTTCGCATTCGATGGCTCGACATCGATCTTTCCATCGACAATTACCAATAGGCCGCGTGATTTCCACTGCGCGACAGATTGCTTGACGACGCCGTGCAGCGCGCCGAACTTTGCCATCGACATCAGGGCCATATCGTCAGTCCAATTTCAAAGTTTCATAGCTAGTTTTACAGCGCAGCGCGCAATGCCCCCGCTGCATCAAGGCCCCGGGAGGGACCCATTGCAACTAAGCAAGACATCGCCAAACTATGGCAAGGCGCCGCCTGCGCCTCCACGGGGAGAGTTGCGGGCCTTTTCCCTGTGAATCTTTATGCCTGCCACTATCATTCGCTCAAGCTTGGTTTTGTCAGGACTCACCCCATGCAATGCAGCGAAGAAGGCGACCATGCGCACGTACGGAATAACCCACCATGCAAGTGTTATGACCATTTTATGTTTGGCGTCGCCCATCACCTTGCTGTGGCCACGGCCTTTGCAAGCGCCCGGCCCATCTCTTTATTGAAGTTTGCATTGACCACAAGGGCAGCGCGAGCGTGATAGCCCAAGTGCTTCCGCACTGGCAGCGCATCGCCGAATCGAATCAATAGCTTGAGCTTCCCTGTTGTGTTCGATCCGCGCGCTACCTTTGACTTGCCCCGTATCCGTTGGTCGGCTCGGATGAATGGCCGCTGCCATACGCCGTTGACGATCCCGTTTTTTGTCTTTACCGGGCCGACAAAGATATCGCTGCGCGCCTTCAGTCTGTCCAGCACGCGCCTTGGCAGCTGGTTGTACTGGTTGAGCGCTATGTCCTTCGGATTGAGCAAGGCCTTGCCGCTCAGCTTATGGACGCCGCCGCGCTCATATGGGTCGAGATATTCGGCGGTCTTGTCCATTACGAACACGGTCGCTGTCGGATCGTTCTTGCGGGCCGGGATCGTGCGCACCGAGCGCAGCGTGAATGGCGATGGATTCTTGAATGTCGCGGAGAGGTTCTTGACCTCATCCTGCTGCACCAGCTTTGCTAGTGCCGTGACCGCCTGGGCCTGCGCATATGGCAATTGCTGATAAGCAAATGCGCTGAGCTTCTTCGATATCGCTTTGACATCGGCCCGGACTGAGATGGAAACCGCTGTCATGCGTGCGCCGGCGCCGCATCTGGCACCATGGCCGCCGTCGAGCTGGCCGACGTACCCGCCACACCGTAGCCCTTAGCCCGGAGTATCTGCTTGCTGCGCTCGCTGTCTTCCATGATTGCGGAAATCAGGTCAAGCGCGTCAGGATCAGCCACTACAGCGACCATTGCGGGATCGGTACCGAGTACGGCGCGGACGATCATGTCTCTGTAGTAGCGAGCGTGCATTGGCGGTCAGTTCAGCAATGATGGTTGAATCCGCGCTTCCAGCTCGAAACGCTGGTCACGCAATGGCGGAATCTCACGCTTGCGGGCGAGCATTAGGTGCGACCCGAACGAGGCGCGCACCTTCGATTCCACTTCCTTCGAGATCAAGGCCTGCATTTGCAACCACAATCCTTGCTGGCCCTGACTGGCGCGATCGAACGCCTCGATGACGTCCAGGTGAAAATCGGCGTCGATCCACATCGCGTAAGCGGTGACAAGCGTCTTTGCAACGAAGGTGCCCTGCCTCATGAAATCGATATTCCCGCCCTTTATCACGGCTACGGGATCGATGCACTGTGGGGTGCATCGCTTTTTCATGGCTGCGACCAGGGCGATTGTCTCCGGCCGCTTCAAAAATGTGCCGGGCCGGTGCGATACGGTTGCCGTCCCCTTCGCCATCGCGGCTCGGTGCAAATCGTTCAGGCAAAAGCGCCCTTCTGCATCCTGCCGAATTTCGGTGTTCGAAATGATAAGGTTTTGCATGGTGCGCCTTTCGTCTCAGGTCGTCGATAAAACTGGTGCGCACGCCGGGCCGATGACGAGTCGGCGTTCGGTTGCAAGCCTAGGCGTGCGCGTAAAACGGAAAAGCCCCGGCCAGAATTGAATCTGTCGGGGCTTCGCAATCGGTGGTGCTGGAATAAAAAAGACCGGGCGCAAGCGCACCGGCCAACCCTGAGAGAACAGAGTGGAGAAAATAAAACATGTAATTAAAATTATTTACAAAAGTGCTTGCATTTGTAATTCTTTTTGATTACAATGTATTCATCGAAACAACAAAAGGAGGTGCGGTGAAACAGAGTGAGTTTGTTCGGTGGCTGAAGCAGCAAGGCGCGACTTTCGAGGAAGGCACAAACCACTTGAAAATCAGGCTAAACGGCAAAACAAGCCACCTACCAAGACACCCGAGCAAGGAAATTAAAACAGGACTTGTTCAAGGTGTTAAAAAGCAACTTAACTTAAAGTGAGGCAGGCCCCGAGAGGGGCTTGCAGCACAGATCACCGCACCTACTCCACATGAAAAGGAGCTTTGTATGCAATATCCTGCAACTTTTACCCCTGACGCCGATGCCGGCGGCTTTGTTGTGACCTTCCGAGATATTCCGGAGGCCATCACTCAAGGCGACGATGAGGCCGAGGCGATGTTTATGGCCAGCGATGTTTTACGCTTTGCCATGAGCGACTATTTTGATGAGCGGCGCCCGGTTCCGATGCCATCCAAACCACGCAAGGGCGAGCGCATGGTGGCCCTGCCGCTTAGCGTGTCGGCCAAGGTGCTGCTTCTCAATGAAATGCTGGCGCAAAAGGTGGCGCCGTCTGAGCTGGCCCGGCGTCTGGATACAACCAGGCAAGCGGTCAACTTACTGACCGATCTCGATCATGCAACTAAGATCGATCGCATTGGTGATGCAATGGCCGCGCTCGGCAAGCAGCTCGAAGTCGTGGCAGCCTGATTCGCGGCACGCCTGGCGCTGCGCTTCGATCATCGCCCAGCCCAGCTGCCGGCGCACTTCTTCGCGCGTCGGTGGATCTGGGGGGGGGGAAATCGTGTTTGCTGTGGTGCCGGAATCGAACCGGACGCGGGACAGCTTTTTACGGCTCGCTCTACCAATTCGCGTTTATGCCCTACACCACACGGCTGGCGACTGTCTTTGAGCATCCGACATAATTGTCTGCCCCGCATCAAATACGTCTCATGCTTGGGCGCAATCGCCATGCGTGTGCCGCCTCTTGCGAAGCGGTAACAGCGGTCCTCCTTGAAATGGATGCCGGTTACAGCGTCCGGCGCCGTGGCGCGCGATTGGAGGTCGCGCCCGGCTGTGCGGTTAAGACCGCCGCCTAAATGCTATGTCGTCGTATATGGCTAATTGATGCGCTGATGCCTCGCCAGTGCAAAGCTACCCGCTGCCTCGATGGCCCATTGCGCGGTAAGCCGCCTTCACAATGCAAAAAGCCGCAACCTCGCGGCGCGGCTTTTTTCTGGTTACTCGGACCTATCTGGAACTGAGAAACATTTTGAGTCAATTTTTCAGACTACCGAAAGTGACCCTATTTTAGCGGGAAATGTAAAACGCCGTCCAAACTAAAATGTAAAGGCATCGCTTTACATTTAATCGATTGACAGTGCTTCGTTTTGTGCTTGCATTTCACGCACTCGCTTAATACTGATCGACATTGAGTGCGCCTTTCGTGCAAATGCGCGGGCCCGATTGTAATAGGTCGGACGGCTGATTTCCATCCTATCGACGATCACCTTAATGTTGCTGGCCTGCTCAACGTATAGAAACCTGAAGCAGTTAGCATCGTCTTTATGCTCCGGCATATCAAACAGCGCATGCACCGCCATATTGAAAAATTGCATATCAGGATCATTGCGCGCATTCGGTTCGCGGCCGCTCTTGCTGGGCTGCATCCGGGCCAGGATATTCTGAGATGCTGGCCGAATATAGAATTTACGGGTTGCACACCAGCGCACCCAATCTTGGCACAGAGCGTCGATTTCACCGTTATTCATGGGCGCCACCATTCATTTGCAGTCTTCGTCATGCCATCCCTTTCGTTATTCACATCACCCCCCGCAACTCCACAATCACATCGCGCAATTGCCGACGCGTAAGCCCGGCCTGCAATTCGTCATAAAGCACCACGGCCGCCTTGATTGCCTGGTACTCGCCACCGGTGAAGCCCCATTTTTCGGAGCGAACACCGCGGTCGATGACCGATTGAACAGCGATCGCGCCGGCCTGACAGCACTCCATCAATTCCGCCTGTCCTCGCGCCATGATTTGAGCGAGGTTGACGACGTTGGCAAGCGTATATGCCATATCTTCACTACCGGCGCCGGTCGTAAATGCCACGATGGCAGCGTGAGGCGCAATATCGAGCTCGACTTTTTCAGCGCTCGGTACCGAAAACACAATCGGCAGGCTCGGCTGGCATTTGGGCCGGTGCGGC